GCCCTGCTTCTACCCCTCCTCCTCCACCTCCCCCAGGCGGTGCCGGTGGACTTCCTCCCCCTCCAGGCGGCGGTATGCCGCCCCCAATGTAAAGGAATCAACATGGATTTGTTTAAACCACGCGGCGCATCAAGCCCACGCAACCCCACTGATAACAACCAAAAAAATGGTCAGATTATCAATACACCACGTTACTCACAATTTGGCGGCTTAACCTCCGCACCAAAAGCCGGATACAAAAACATGATGACCATGTCGCGTCCTGGCGATACCAAAAAAGTTATTTAATCGAAGTTAGGGGATAGCCATGAGTTTAGAAGACATTTCACTAGAACAGCGCGACCAACTCGCAATGCTGATGAAAGACCTATCAGACAATCCAACCACACGGAAAGAAACTCTGAAACTGGTCAAGCAATTGCGTCCAAGTATGTCGGTGCCTGAGTTGGATTTGGAAGAAAAAACAAATTCTGCTTTGGAACAGATGCGCGCTGAGAATGAAAAGATTCGCGGCGAACTCATGGAAGCCCGTCAATTAGAGTCGCTTGAGAAAAAGCGTGCAAAACTGATTGCAAACGGCAAAGCCCGTAACGACGAAGACATTAAAGAAATCGAGAAAGTGATGCTTGAGAAACGTATTCCAGATCACGAAACAGCGGCTGAGTATTGGGATTGGATGAAACAATCCGCAGAACCCACGCCTACTGGATACAACCCAAGCGCACTTGGCAAGTTTGATTTATCAAAGTACATGAAGAATCCAATCGGTGCAGCACGCAACGAGGCAGCGGCAGCCCTAAACGAGCTACGCGGAAATCGTCGGCCAATTGGAATTTAAGTGGCAGTTCTAGGGGATAAGTTTGTTGGGCGGCTTATGCCGTTTGTTAATTCAGGAGATTAATTATGCCTATTGGCGGCGGAATTCTACCTGCAAGTGGCTCAAGTCAGTACAACGAACTGACCTACGTTACGCGCAGAGCGTTTATACCCAAGCTGGTTGTTCAGCTTTACAACTCAACCCCCCTTATGGCTGCTTTGATTGCAAACAGTCAGCAAGCATCAGGCGGTGTGAGCCAAGTCACAGTCCCAGTTCAGGGCGCACAATTCGTTAATGCACAGTGGTCTGATTACTCTGGTTCATTTAACCAGCCATCAGTTCAGCAAGGTGCGTTTAACGCTGAGTTCAACCTTAAACTGATGATTGCTCCAGTACCATTCTTAGGGATGGAAGGTGCGGTTCAGCAAGACTACGCAATTATTCCTCTGATCGAAGCGCGTATGAATGACGCGACTAACGTGATGATGGATGCAATGGCTACAGCCTTGTACACCAACTACACCAACACCCAACAGTTTATTGGTTTGCCTGGTGCAATTGATGACGGTACTAACCTAACGACTTACGGTAACATCAACCGTTCGACCTACACTTGGTGGAAGTCAAAAGTCTATGCAGCCGGTAACGTCAACCCAACCCGTCAAAACATCCTCCAGTACATTTCAGGCACCGTGAAGAACGGCGCAGAAGTGCCTACGTTTGGTGTGTGCGGTTTTGGTACATGGACATTGCTTGCTCAAGACTACGTTGGTCAAGAACAGTATGTCATTACCCCAGGCCACGGATTTGATGGCGATAACAACGGCCCACAAGCAGCGTTTCGCGCTTTGATGGTTGCCGGTGTGCCAATCTATCCCGATCCATATTGCCCAGAAGGCACGGTCTATTTCATCAACAGCAATTACCTCTCACTGTACATCCATGAGCAAGGCTCATTTGTGTTTACCGGCTTTGAGTCAACCTTGCCTAACTGGCAGATTGGTTACGTCGGTGCGGTGTTGATGATTGCGGAATTGGTTTCTACCAAGCCCAAGTCGATGACCCGTGTGTCTGGCTACAACTCAATCTCGATCTAAGGAGAACAGTCATGGCACTTGGTTTAAATAAAATCCTTATTTCAGGCGCAGGGGCAAACACTCCTGGTGCGTATCCACAGTTCACCACTCTGTCGGCTAACAACGCCACAGTGTTGGTTCCTGCCGGAACGTACTGGTTGTTCCCAACTGCGAACGTTACCATCGAAGCAGTGTCGGCTTACAACACCAATACCGCTTGCACCACACCCTCAACATGGTCAACCTTTATTGCAAACAATACTGGTTCGTTCTTTGTGTCTGACGGTGTAAATTTCCGTGCAAACGTTATTGTTGCAACTAACACTACGATTACCTTGGCTACAGTTAATGGTGGTCAGGCTGTTGGCAGCACCTTTACAAGTTAAGGAACAATAATGGCTAATCCAGATTCAGTCAGTCAGTATTACTTAGACAGTTTTGGAAATGGTCGTATTGGTGTCGTTCAAGCTACTCAATTAAACACGGCTGCAAATGCAACTATTGCTATTCCGTTGTTAAATGGTGGCTTGACTAACGCTGGCGCAACAGCGGGTTCTGGTTCAGTTATTGTTCGTCGCATTACGGTACAAAACCCAAGTGGTTCTGTATCGTCTGCTAACGTGTCGATCACGACAAGCAATGACGGTAACATTTCCAACGCTGTTGTTGCTAACGTGGTGTTAAGTAATTTGACGGCTGCCGGTAAATGGCAAGACCTGACGATTGCTGGTGCTTACGGTGCAAATACTGCTGTAACCGGTTTTCAAACACAAGCTCTTTATGTGAACATTAACACTGCAAGCGGTAACGCAAACACTGTTGATATTCGTGTTTATGGCGATGTAGTGAGTTTCTAAATGTCTTCAATATTCGTAATCAATCGTTCTGATAAAAAACTCAAAGACGGCTATGCCGGAGTGTTTTATGATTTTTTACCAAATCAAGTTGTAGAAGTACCGCTTGAGGTGGCGCAGCACGTTTTTGGTTACGGAATTGAAAACAAAGAACCTTTTCTGGCTAGGCTCGGATGGGTGAAGACCGCAAATGAATTAGATGAAGGCCTTGCGCGTTTATCTAAGTGGGAATTCCATACAGAGAAACCAAAAAAGAACGATTCGTTATCCCCGATCGTGGAGCCAGTACCCTTGCGGCCTGTCAGGGCTGCGGGGGGAAAAGTCCTCTCAGCAGCGTAAACGATGGAAAGTAAATGTCACAAACTTTATCCGGTTACATCACGGATGTTAGACGTTTGCTGCATGATGCCAATGCGAACTTTTACACGGATCAGCAGCTAACCGACTACATCAATTCCGCGCGTGAACGAACCGTGCGAGATACTGGTGCGTTACGCGCTATCCAAGTCACTCAAGTCCCGCCCCCTCCAGGCACAACAATCAATGGTGTTACTGCGACAAATCCTGTTGCATGGGCAGCCTCTACTGCATACAACTTAAATCAGTTTGTATTTTCAAACATTTTTGTGTATCAAGTGACCACAGCAGGTACAAGCGGCTCAACTGCGCCTCCGTACCCTGCAAGTAATCAAAATAACTACTCAAATTATCCACCGTCTACTGAATTCTTTAACGGTGGTGTTGGTTTGACCTATGTGTCTAACGTTGAGCAGATACCGTTCTCAACTTTGCCACAAGGACAGTACACGCTTGATATTTTGAATATCAACTTGTATTGGGGTAATACACGGGTGCCGTTGGACTATTTGGCGTGGTCTGATTTCAATGCACGGCTGCGGTTTTGGCAGAATTACATTGGACGGCCTCAAGCCTTTTCTGTGTACGGTCAAAACACAATTTACCTTGGCCCTGTACCCGATCAGGTCTATCAAATTGAGATGGATACGGTTATTTTGCCAACAGCATTAACCTTGGCCGCCCCTACAGTTGCAGATTCTATTCAAGACCCCTATACAACGTGTGTAAAGTTTTATGCAGCCTATTTGGCTAAGTATTACGAACAATCGTTTGGTGAATCGGAGATTTACAAGCAAGAGTATCTGAACCACGCAAGGTCTGTGCTAAACACAGTCTTTACGCGTCGTATTCCATCTCTTTATAGCAACATTAATTAGAAATGGCTGCGGCAGAGCAAAAAAAGTCGTATCAAGTTATCAAAACCTTTAGGGGTCTTGATACTCAGGCTAACCGCACGGCAATCAAAGAAGATGAATTTTCTTGGCTTGAAAACGCACAGCCTATTGGTTATGCAAACCTAAAAATTATTCCAAACTATTCAACCGTCAGCTCAAGCGGCAATACGGTTGTTTGGGCTAATACTGTCACAACATTATCTTCTGCAAACATTGAAATCAAAGATTATGTTGTTGCATTTCAAGCTGATGGTAGCGCCCAGTATTACAGCCCAACAGATGGATCAACAGGTAACGTAGCGGCAACAGGAACCTTTAGCGGCGCGGGTATGCAGGTCGCTCAATGGAAAAATGAACGCCTATTGATTCTTGATCCTGCTAAGGGTTACTACTCATGGGATGGTAACAACGTAGTCAATATTGGCTCGGTTGGTATTATTGCCGTGACTAACGGTGGTTCAGGCTATTTAAACGTTCCAACAGTGACCATTAGTGCCCCAAATGATACAAATGGTACGCAAGCAAACGCTGTAGCAACTGTTTTGTCAGGTGTCGTGCAAACCGTATCGTTAAATGACGGTGGTTCGGGATATTACGCTAATAGTGTGCCAACAGTTACGATTGCTGGCGGTGGTGGATCAGGTGCAACGGCTATTGCGGGTGTGATTACGTTTGCAACCGGCACGGCCTCGGCTGTTGTGGTATCGGGAGGTACGGGTTACACAAATGCAGCCAATACGGTGATTACGTTCTCAGGTGGGGGCGGAACAGGTGCTGCCGGTACTGCGGTGCTTAAAGGCGGTCAGATTCTTGAAGTCATTATCACAAACCCAGGCTCAGGCTACACCAACGCTGCAAACTTAGTTGTTACGGCCTCTGGTGGCGGCGGGACTGGCGCAGTCCTTAAAGGCATTGTTAATAGCGATACAAACGTTGGAATTGCGTCTTTTAGTGGTCGAGTGTGGATTGCCGCCGGCAGAACCATTTATTACAGCGCAGTAAACTCATACACCGACTTTACAAGCGTATCGGCGGGAAGTTTTGTCTTAACAGACGAAACCTTGCACGGAAACATTCAACAGATCCTTTCTGCGAACAATTTTTTGTATATCTTTGGTGATGACTCAATTAACGTGATTTCCAACGTTAATGTGAACACTAACGGTATTACGTTGTTTACAAACACCAACGTGTCGGCATCTGTTGGTTCTAAGCGGCCATACGCCATATTCCCGTATTTCCGTTCTGTGTTGTTTTTGAACGACTATGGCGTGTATGCGTTGGTGGGATCAACAACGTCTAAGCTCTCAGACCCGCTTGACGGCATATTCCCGAATATTGACTTCACATATCCGATTTACGCCGGACAAGTGTTGATTAACAACATTTTGTGCGCTGCATTTAACTTTAGATACTATGACGCGGTGTTTACGCAATCGTATCGGTATATACAGGCTGTGTTCTTTGAGAAAAAATGGTTTTTGACTTCTCAAGGCAATAACTTAGCGTACATCACATCTATCCCACTAGGCGGCAAGATTACGTTATTTGGTACGGATGGCACAACGCTGTATCAACTATATCAAAGTACAAGTGCTGCGATCACCAGTCGTATTCAGACCGCTTTGTTGCCAATGGGTGATCCTATTCGCACTAAGCAAGCATTGAAGATGGGTATTGAGGCAACAGCAACCAATACTAGCTCAATCACGATGAGCGCAACAATTGATTCTGAGTCAGGCTCAAGTCCACCGTATACGCTAACAAGCCTGGTGACTTGGATTAATAACAGTTTGCAAGTAATCCCTTGGGTGAACAACTCAAGCGTGCAAATTGGGTGGGGTCAGATTGGTTATGCGCTGTATAAGACTGACGCATCTCAGTATGGAAAATATCTCGGCATTACAGTAACATCATCTAACCCAGCGTTTACTGTGAATGGATTTGAATTTGAACACGAATTAAGAGTGAGGTTCTAAATGGCTGTCCCATATACTTTTGCTACGGCAACAACGTCTATTCCGCTATCCCAACTAGATAGTAATTTTGCGACAGCCATCACACTCGGTAACACGGCTGTTTATCTTGGCAACACCACAACATCGTTGGGCAACCTGACGGTAGTAAACACAACTGTTACCAATTACACCGAAACTTTGTATTCTGCGACAGGAAATACGACTGTTGCGTTGACAAACGGTACGCTTCAAAAAATTACAACGTCTGGTTCAACGACTATTACGCTGCCATCAAGTGTGAGTGGTAAGAGTTTCACAATTATTGTGTCGTATGCGGCTGCTGATACGTTGACATGGGCGGGTGGTAGTACGCTCAAGTGGGCGGGCGGTACAACTCCAACACCGACAAGTGCTACAGGAAAAATTGATATATTCAGTTTCTTTTGCGATGGCACAAATACCTATGGCATCACGAATGGGCAAAACTACTAATGGGCGCAGCAATTGATATAACCTCGCAACGATTTGGTCGTTTGACTGTGGTTAGCCGTGGAGCTAACAAAGGCAGACAATACGGTTGGAATTGTGTATGTGATTGTGGAAACACAACACATATTGCAGGTGTTTCATTGCGTACTGGATATACAAAATCTTGTGGATGTTTGCGTGTAGAAACAACTAGACAAAGACGTTCTAAGCACAAGATGACTAATACTTCAGAACATAACATTTGGTTAGCATTAAAAAAACGTTGTTATAGCAAAAACAATCCTGATTATTCAAGATACGGTGGTCGTGGAATTAAAGTTTGTGATCGTTGGATAAATTCATTTGAAAATTTTTATGCTGATATGGGAGAAAAACCATACGGCTGTTCAATTGATAGAATTGATTATGACGGTGACTACACGCCTGAAAATTGCAAATGGTCAACGAACATTGAACAAGCAAACAACAAATCTAACAATGCAAGATATGAATATGGTGATGAAAAACATACGATTGCAGAGTGGTCTAGGATTGCTGACATTCCATATACATTATTAAGCAGCAGATTAAAAAAAGGTATTAAGATGCCTTACGCTTTATACAACATAGACTATAGGTGTTCTAATGCTAAGTGCATCCAAATCCGGTAGTGCTAGTGGCGCATCAGGCTACAACCTCACACGCTCGCTGCGGTTTAGGGCGAGTGCGTCTGCGTATTTGAATCGAACGCCCGCAAGTGCTACTAATCGTCAACAATGGACATGGAGTGGATGGGTCAAGCGGGGAACATTGACAAGTAGTTACCCTACTATTTTTGGTGCTGCAACAGATTCAAATAATTACAATGCATTAAGATTTTATGATGCTGCAACTGGATATTTGCAATTTTCTTATGTTGTTGGCGGTGTAGATACAATTAGAATTGCAACCACTCAAGTATTTCGTGACCCGTCTGCTTGGTATCATATTGTTTTAGCTGTTGATACTACTCAAGCCACAGCATCTAACCGTTTTAAACTTTATGTTAATGGTAACCAAGTTACGTCTTTTTCTTATGCAACTTATCCCGCACAAAATACAAATATGTGGGTTAATCAAGCAACAACGCATGGTATAGGATATGACCCAAGCATTGGTTATTATTACGACGGCTATTTAACTGAAATTAACTTTGTCGATGGTCAGCAACTTACCCCATCATCATTCGGCTCAACCAACGCCACCACAGGCGTATGGCAACCTGCAAAGTACAC